AAAATAAGCCATTAACTTGTCTAAACAACCATCTTCGTTTGCTTCCCACTTTTTACGAAACTTTTTAACAATTTCACCATCGGCAGTTACAAATACCAAACTGTTGCCTTCTCTCTTGAGAATTTCTTTTTTCTCTGCCAAATCAACTAGTCCACTGTGCGGACTCATTCCGGTTGAGTAAGGAATTTTGACCTGCATGCCTTCAAAAGGTTTTGCGTAGCGTGTCTTCATTACCTTACACCCTGCACGGATACCGTTGACTTCAGAAACTTTATTGCCGTCTTCGTCTTCTTTCAGCTTCATTTTCTTCATTGCAACAACAATCGAGCTTGCATAGATGAAACCTTGGCCGCCACTGATCTTATCGTCCGGATCAAACATGTCTTGACTAGCATATGTATGATTGGTTGCAACCAAGCCTACGTTATGACTGCCAAACATGTTGACAGAGTTTCGCACAAGTGATGTAAGTGCTTTGGGTTTACGGCCCATGTCGCCTTTCATGTCGCCAGCTTCGAACTGGTTAACATCAGTCGGAGTAAGCAACATGCCCAAGCTGTCAATTACAAATAACACTTTCATGCGCTCTTCTTCTGGAAGTGCTTTGTAGTCTGTCATGAATGTGGAAATTGTTTTGGCAACGTCGTCAATCATGCTCATGTTGAGTTTAAGCAACTTTTCGGGGCTAGTGTCAACACCCAGTGCGCGAAGCCACGCTTCGTCGAGTGCGTTTTCTGTGTCAACAAGAATAACAAATATATCTTGCTCTTGTGCGTTCTTTACAATGTTGCCTGAACAGATGTAGCTCTTGCCTGCACCTGATTCGCCGGCAAATACTGTAACTTTGCCCAGTGGAATACCTTTGTTGAAGTCACCTGAGATCAGATAGTTAAGTGCATAGTTGCCTGTGCTGATCCAGTCTGTTGGATCGTTAAATCCAATGCTCAAGCCTTGGATGCTTTTTGTGATGTCCTTACGGAACTTTGAGATATCAAATGGTTTTGCCATGATTTGCCTTTTTAAAAATGTTAATATATTATACTATGTATTTTGATGTTTGTCTATGTGTAAATCCATGTAGGATTGCCAAAAGTCTCCAACTAATTGACGGTTAAAATCATTGTATGCTAACTGATTATATAGTGTTTCCATAGCTGATAAAAATTTTGATTTATCAAAAATAGAATTATCAATATCAAATCCTAGTGTAGCAGCACCAGGGTTGGGCGGATAGAAATTGGAAATTTCATCTCTAATAGATATTGGTAAATTTGAAATGTTGATAACGTCAAATTTAGCTGCATTAAACTCGTCCCATGTTGGCCAGCTACTGCCTTTTAATAAGGTGTATTTTTCTACACAGTAGTTGCCGCTGACTCCTTCGATTGTTTCGCCGTTGGCCTTGCGTTCACATGATATATTGCTAAATTGTCTAAAATTTGTTAGTATTATTACTTTTGCATTTTTCCAAAGTGTCAATAATTCTGTTGTGTTGCTTGGCTGATGTGCCACCAAGAAAAAGTTTAGGCCGGAGTTTGATAGTTGTGCCAGCGATGACTCTTGTTGTCGATCACCAAATTCGTAATTATTAATCCAATTCCTCATTTCTGCTACAGTAGCCGGAAGCGTCTTGGTCACTTGCTTGAATCTATAATTATAATCGTCTGGATGGTCCAGCAGATAGTTAGCAGTGGTAGCATCTTGCGGAACAGCGTACTTGCTTAACGCCAGGCAGTTAGAAATAAACTTGCCGCCGGCAAATCGAGGAAACTGTATGATAACGGGATTATATGAATTATAATTAATTTTCATATTTTTTTAGCTCAGCGAGATAGTTTTTACTAAAATAATGATCATAATTAAATTCTATATTATCTTGTTCTAATAGATATAAATCATGCCACTCGTGCCGAGTCAATCTACTAAATTTTCCAATCATAGTTACTAGTTCAACCAATCGTTCTACTGGATTAGTTATACTGTCAAATTTATAATCAAACAGTTTGGTATATAATTTAAACCCATAGTATTTTTCTATATGTGCATGCCAGCCTGGTTGAGCATACGATAAAAATAATCCTCTTGTTACTATGCTGTACAAAAACTTTTCTGTTACAAACGGCACATAACTAGTGGCCATGGTTTCACTTACGATATGCAAGAAACTTTCAGTTAGTTTATTTTCTAAATTGTATATATTTTTATGGTGTGCATATTGCACATGTCCAAAACTATTAACAGTTTGGAAAAAGTCTTCACTATCTGCAGATATAAAAAACTTGCGATACAAATTCATTTGATCTGGCACATAGTCATTAATATGTCCGTCTAAAAGATCAGTTGAATATGAAAAGTTTTTGCTACAATATTCGGGACTGTAATATCCAAACTTCTCTAAAATAGAAACCAATAGTTTTCGGCTAACATGGTCGCTTCCGTTAAAACTACAAACAAAATTTTTGTAATTGAGAGTCGGATGCTGATTATATGCCTCGAACTGTTTCCATACTGTATGGTATTGTTTTTTAAAATTAAATACTATATCAAGATTACTATAGTTGCGCTTAACGGTGTCGTCGAGTATTTGCATATACCCGATTTTAGGGCGGTTTTTTAATTTTTTATTTAATATTGTTAATATTTCATTGTTATTGTCACTGTCAAATCCATTCAGATGATCGAATAACAATATATTGTTTCCGTCATTGACAAAGGAAATTATTTTATTAGCATCGACATTACGCAGAGGAGCACAACCAATGGGAAATTCCTTAAAACCAGATTCAATTAATAACATTTTATCATATTTACAATAGACTCAAATTCAAGTTGTTCAAATTTTATCGTTAGTGAGAGTCTAGGATCTTTTTTTGTATATGTTCCTTTGCCCCATCTTATAGCATGCGGTATTGATGTATCTATTAGAGTCGGTGTATTATCAATTGATACTTGTTGTGTTAATTTACACCACCGCGGCGGTATCACACCTTTTAAATCAGGGCCGGTGTAATCATAAAACTCAGTTGAGCTGACATGCGGATGCGAAATTGGGTATATAAAACTTGAATTTCGAGTTTTGTCTATATGAACCGGTATTACTTGGCCACCGTACACAACTTGTAACCGTATAATAGCTTCGTTAGCTATCAAAGGATGCAATTGTTGTTTAATTTCCTCGCGAATCGCTGATTCTAATTCGTTGGGCAATTCGGCACTTATAATTGTTCCGATATGTTGTAGAGCCAGGCCGTAAGTCTTTAAGAAGTCAAACACACAGTTATTAAGGTATGATCCATACAGGAACATCGTTGGCCCAAAATTGGTACGCCAGGCCAACGTTTTCCAGACGTGCATCGGTTTTAAAGAATACAACTGATCCATTAGACAATCAGGCAATTTAAAATCAGGAACTTTGCGATACATTTTTATATGTTAGGATATTTTTTTAAATTCACTTCTTACCACAGATGCATAAGTTCCGGATTCAAATATATTTTTTCTAACTTTTGAGTTTGCAGAAATTACAACATCATCGGTGATTGAAATGTTATCGTAGATCACAGATTCCGAATGTAAATGACAAAACTCGCCAATTACTGCACTACCACATATTGCAACCCTAAGATCTAAAATGCTACCTTTTCCAATTACCGAATTATGGCCTATGATATTATGCGCTTGTAAAATTACGTCATTGTTTATTACAGCATTGGTTGATACGCCGCAAAACGCATTTAAAAAAACGCCAGCACCTAATTTGTCCATGAGAAGGTTGGTGTGATGCGAATAGGAAAATCTTGATTGTTGAATTAAATCTATGTGATTGGAGATTTCTTTACGTAAATGTTTATCCCTTGTTACTAAATTTATTACACTTAGCTCCTGATCTGGTGTGGCTGTTGATAAAAATTCATAAGGATCAACCCTGAGTAGTTCTATGTTTAGTTCATTCATAAACCAACTTAAATCGCCAAACAGCAGAGTGTCAAATGAAATTGCCGCGTATTTTAAATTGTGACCACTATAAATCATTTAGCGCACCCTTATCCTATGCCTTCGGTTGCTGTTGCCATCAAATCTATCCTGTGTTGACGCTGTATATTGTACTGTTGATTATGCATAAACGGTTCATAATTTTCAACTAAATGATTGTAGTCAAATTGAATTCTCAATCCAACTCGATTTGTTGAAATACCGTTGTTTTCAATTTTTCGATTATGTAAAGTAATGCTATTATCAAAAATCAAGATATCGTTGTCGTTTTTGTACCAGTGTTCGTAGATGTATTGAGGCTGTAGTAAACCGTTCCATATTTTATTGTATAAGTTGACTGAGTCCTTTTTTGACATTCCTTTAAAATAGTCAAAGGTATTAGCTGGTAAATGCACTCCTTCGATTCCGCCGGGTGATTTAATAATCAACGGCAGTTCTCCATTGGGAATTGGGCACATGTTATTTTTATAAAATTGCTCCTGTTCTTCATTAATCACAGGATTTAAACTTGCAGGTCGATAGTTGTTGACAGTAACAAGTTCGCGAAGTTCTGATTTGAAACTTTCAGACTGAGTCTCAAACCAATCAGCAGTTGTTACAAATCCGGTGCAACTACCAATCATTTCCTGGTACCCCATTAGACTAACTGCCGGAACAAACGCTGGGTCCGAGCATTCGTTACTGTGCCATAACAATTCACCGTTATCAAATACGCCCATTGATTCTCCCTTTGAATTTTTCATGCCCGTAACACGAACCATTCCTGGGCGTCTTTTATCAATTTGCCACAGCCTTGCAAGACGCAACTCATGTTTGTCTTGTTCGTCGAGTAAATCTTGCGTCACAAGTTGTTTAAGAGGCTTGCCGTACTTTAAATAAAAGTTCAACGGGCGACTAAAACGCGGTTTACCCCATTCAGAGAACAAATCGTAATATTTGGCAGGCGTTAAATGATTGCCTCTTATTATGGTAACAAGTGACGATAAATGAATTTTTCCAATTTCAGCCCACTCGTCTTTGGTAATATTTTGTAAGTCAACATCATCAATGTATACTCCAAATCTACCAAGACCTGGAATTTTAGTTAGTTTCATATTAGTCCTTTTATACACATGTAATTAGTGCGTGATTTCCTGTCACGCACTATGCTTAATGTTTATTATTACATTACTTATGTTGACGACTGCGAATCATTGCCAAAATATCTTCGGCTTTCTGAGTCGGTGCTGCCGCTGGTGCTGCCACCACTGGAGCGGCTGCCACTACAGGTTCATCTTCGTCAAAGTTTGATGCTGCCGCTGGTGCTGCCACCGGAGCAGGATTGACCTGTGGAGTTGGTGCAGACTCAGAACCGCCTGCTGGTGCTGATACGCCTGCTGGACGGAAGTAAGAACCCCAACGCTCAGTATCGTATGCCGCACCATCAACTGATGCTTCAAACATTTCTTTGATCACTTTGACAGCGGCCTCATCTGGTTTCTTGGGCAAAAATGTGCTCAAGTCCCACAAACCGTGTGCTTCTACTGCTGCCTGCTCTTGTTCAGTCAATGCAGATTCTTTGCGAGCCCACTTTGATGTGTTGTAGTCAGCATAACCACCTTTGGCTGTTTTAGTAATACGGAAATCTAAACCACGCAAGTAGTCAGTTGGCAATTCTTCCAACTCTGGATCCATCAATGCGCTTTTGATAAGTGTAAACAATTGTGGGCCAATGATAAACCTACGAATTGGATTTTCTGGAGTCTTCTCGTCAGTCATTGGGTTTTCGCGAACAAAACCTTGGAAAATGTAACTGCGCTTTTTCCAGTACTTACGACCCATGTCTTCAAGAGCTTTGTCTTTGAACCATCCACGTACTTCAGTAAGGACTGGACAAGTTTCTTGCCACATTTCCATACAGGGTACCTGCACGATTGTTTGTTTTGAGTCCATTTGTCCCTTGATGCCTGCAAATGGTAAACGAATCATTGCTCGTTCTTGCCAAAAGAATGTGTTCTTTGTGTTTGCGTCTGGGAGGAATCGGAGTGTTGTGGATGAACCTTCATCCATGTTCCAGTGTGGGTAAATTGCATTGTCGCCACCGGATGAACCACCTTTGTTGCTGTTACCTTCTGATGCCGCGAGTCTTGCTCTAATTTCTGCTAATGATGCCATTTTAAGTTGCCTTTCTAAGTGTTATAAAATGTTTTCTAAGTTGCCTGTGATGCTAATAAAAAAGCGTGTCACACAAGTAGTGTACACGCTTTTGTTGTTAGCGTCAATGATATTTATGACGCATTTGTTCAAATGACTAATTTACATTGTCTTTATCAATCCAGACAACTGTTTGAGTCTTGACATTACATCGTCTTCGACTTTGCCAAACTCTTGCATTTTACCAGAGTGTCCGTATTGACCACTTACAGCAGAGTACTCGCTTTCGGCTACCAATGGAACTTTTACTTCAACTGTGTCATCACCACGTCGGTTCTTACCACCAAGTTTGCAATTTTCTTTACCGTACTTCTTGCATGCTTCTTCGTAGCTCATACTGGTTTGTTTCCAAACTAGTTCTTTGTCGTCTTGTTTACGACCATTGATCCAGCTTGCTTCATCTAAGCCGTCTGCTTTGTTCTGTAGGTCTTTTAACAATGTTTCATCATCGGGAGCAACTTTGTTGCCCATATCTTTGGCAAATCCTTTGATCTTATCGCCAATGGTTTTCTTTTCTGGTCCGGCAATTTCTTCGCCGCTGGGTCTGTAAGTGTTGGCGCCTTCGTCAACATCGTCGTCGTACATGGCAGCACCATCATCAAACTCTACATCATCAAATTCGTTTGCTTCGTCATCTGATGTGTTATAGCTGCCATCAGTGTTGAAACTACCGTCTTGAAGTATGTCATTGTCCATACCGCCATCGACTGAGTGACGTGTCATCCCGGACAATTCCATCATGCGTTCAACTGAATCATCTGGTTCTTCAAATTCAGAATCATCAAATGTTAGTCCACTGTCGTTGTAAACGTCATCTTCGCCATTGACAGAGTTCCAAAATTCAAATGCTTCGGCTTCTTCCATTCCTATTTCAGCAGCACTGGCAATAAATTCAGCACGTTGCATATTTTCTGCCCGATCCCACAACATTCTTTTTACTTCGCCTTCTTGTACTGCTTCTGGCTCGGCTTCGATTGCTGGAGTTTCTAAAGCAGTGATGATTTCGGCAATACTGGGGTCTTGCTGTGCAAACTCTTTAAGGCGTGCAATAACAATTTCGCGAGCATCTGCATCAGCATCAGCATCAGCCAACTCATGCAATTGGTCAAACAATACGTCGTCTCCGAACAAGCTATACAACTGTTCTGTTGCATTGACTGCATCGGCACCAACTGGCAATTCTTTTGACAACAACGCAATTAATTCTTGTTGTTGTTCTGGAGTATTTGGAATTGTCCATGTTCCTTCCATCAGGCGGTCTGCCCAGGCTTCAAATATGTTTGCTTCTTTCATAACGGTTCCTTGTTGTTGTATGCGGGCCAAGATTGGTAAGGCCTGTTCAATTCGTGAATCAATGGTTTCTTGAACGAATAATGTTTTGATGTCTTCAATAATTACATCTTGTCCTGTTATATCAGCAGGATTCCAGGATTCAAAATACTTGCTGTATCCGCGGCCCGATGCTAGTCCTTTGAGTGTTCGGCTCATTGTTTCATAATAAGCATTGGTTTCATTCACCAAGTTGGCAGTTTCGCCTTCGAATACTTGTCCTTTACTGGCTCTACGGAAACGGCTTAGTACATTGATTTCTTCAACCATGTTGACAATGTGTGCCCCACGCATGTCGTACGGCTTGCCGCCTTGGCGCACATGCTCTACCATGGCACGACCACCTGATAAATTACGGAATGGCAACTTGTAGCGTTCGCCTTCAGCTGTTTCTACAAATAAACTTTCAACTTGTCGGAAACGTGCTTCGTTGACACCCATTGGGCGCTTGTGTTTGATCATTAGACGAACTGAATCTGGGACGCCGTTGTAACTGACATTTTTTGTGCCATTCCAACTTTCAAATAACCCTTCTTTGAGAGCTGCTTGCCCTTGCATGCTGTACTTGAGTTTGTTGATATTTTGACTACCAAACGTCATAAAATTCTTTGTGGCAAAGTTCTTCAACTGATGCTGAAATTCATACCATTCTGTTTTGTCTGCACTGTCCATGCCGCGGCCAACATTGTCGCCGCTGAATACTTCTAAGTTGTTGTCATCGCCTAGCATAACAACCACTGTGCCGTGGTTAGTATCGTTTGATGTGACGAAATCAAAACTAAAAATTTCGGCGTCTTCTGCTGATGCTGCTGCCTTGCCCGAACTGTCCAGCATTTCTGGTTCGTAGCCGCGAGAGACCAAAAGGTCCGCGAGTTGTTTTCCTGAAGTATTTTGTGCCATAGTATTATATTTATTAAAGTTTTAGCATTAGCGAAATGTTGCAAAGAACGGCATTGGCTCCACCATACTGTCACTGAAATCACGCATTTGCGAGTCCATTTCTGTATGATAGTTTTGTAACATCACCATCATACGAACAGCAAGTATTGTGCTCATGACCAGGTCATCTGTTTCTCCGGGTTTGGCAGCATAGCTTGTGCCGTGTGCTACAAATGTTTTTAATTCTGACACCAATGGCGCACTATTAATCACCATTTTTTTAGATTCTATAAGAATTTTTAACTTGCTGCAAGCGGACAGTTTGCTTTTGTTTGTGGTGTTGAATCCTTTTCTTATGCGCTTTGCACCGCCTGCAACAGAGTTGTCACTTAAAAAATACCCTTCGATTTTTTCTTCTCCGTATTCAGCAACAGAAATAAGTGCTGCTTCACCAATTGTGTTGTTTTCTATGCTGTAGTAAATGCTCTTGGAATCTTTGACAGTTTCATTTATGTACTTGCAAATATCGGCCAATATGCGTACCTGTTCTGGAATTGTGGTTTTGTTATGACGCCATTCAGCCACTTGGGTAGTTGTGTTGGCTTCAAACACCTGTATAGCTGCCGGGTCGCCGCCGGTGCCCAAACTGGGATCCAATGCCACAATATAGATCTTTCCTGGCTCGGGCCGTTTGTACCAACGTACTTGCCCGGTTCTAAACAACGGTTCTTGTTGTCCTTGCAATTCAACAAGTATAGCAGGAGCAATAAGTGTTTCATCGTTGATGATGAATTCACATCCGATTTCTCGTCTGAAACGATCAGTTCCCAACTGAGCTTCCATGCTGGCGCCCCACTCTTCGCCGCGATCCGGGTGTTCCTGCCAATAACTACGAAATGCTTTGAATCCGTTTATGCCCAACGGTGTTGGATTACCATATTCATCTTCGCACTTTAACGCACTTTTCCATAGCAATGCAAACTGATCTTCATCTGAATTTGGTGTACTTGTGATAATGGCTTTACCACCTGTGGCCAACGTGGGGCTGATAGCAGTCCAGAACTCTTTGGCAATAGTAGGTCGAACAAATGCAAATTCGTCGGCGTATAGAAGTGATATACTCATGCCTCGACCAGTTGTTTCTGTTGTAGTAGCCGACACAATGCGTGATCCGTTTTCAAAGTCTATACTGCCTTTGTTATAAGTGGTAACTCCTGCTCTAATATGATCGGGACACAGTTCGTATGCAAAGCGAATGCGTGTCATAATTTCTTGAGCACCTGTGAATTTGTGTGCAGCAATAAGAATAGTACTGTCAGGTACAAACATAGCATACCATAACAAGTAGCCTGCGGCTGATGTTGATTTGCCTGTTTGCCGCGGCATCATCGATATACTGAAACGATAATTGTGATAAACGTCAACCAATCGTTCTTGATATTCAAAAGGATGATACAACATTTTTCCTTGGGTAGGATGCTGTATATGGAAAAAGTGATCTAGGAAATAGGCCGGTCCTGACACAGGATCAGCGCAATCCATAAACTCCATCATTTCTGCTTCTGTAAATGATTGCCGCTTGTGCGGTGCTTTGATCAGTACACCTTCTAAACTTTTAGACATAAATTTTATCTAACTCCGGCCATAAATTGGCAAATTTGCCCAGACTATCTGGGTGATATTTTGTTTCAATTTCTTGAATGTGGTTTTTAAATTGTTCTGTAATGTCATCAGTTGTAGATGTAACCGCACGATATCTGTCTAATGCTTGATCAAAAAACTGTTTTTCCGCAGGTGTTGCAATGTCCATTGCATAAAATTTTTCTATTTCGGCAGCAGCAAGGGCAGCAACTTTGGGTCCGTGCAAGAAAGGATCTAAGTATTCAGGTTGGAATAAATTTTGCCATAACACCGACGTACCTGTTTCTTCTGCAAACTCTCGCAGTTCGCAAATTCTAGTGGCATTGTACATGTTGTACACAGCATGTATGCCGCCCCATTGGCCTTGTGTCGACATTAAATTTTTAATGATTGCAAGATTATGTTTGATCTTGCCCCATGCGGCACCGTGACGCACATATTCAAGTTGATCACCCACATTGTCAAAGCTCATACTCCAGCCAACTTTGTTTCGTGTTGCTAATTTTTGAAATATTTTATTGTTTTCAAGATCTACTGACAGGTTGGTGATCAATGTCACAATTGAATCTTTTGGTATCACATCTAACAGTCTATTGTTTTCCGGCAACATCAGCGGTTCCCCGCCTACCAGTGCTACTTCATGTATGTGGGCATGATGTTGCTCTATAAAATCACATACTTGGTCATAATAGGGTCTAGCACCTGACTTGACTGGTATACCTTTGATGGCAGCCCATTTTGAACTGCAAAACTCTCCGCAGTAGTTGCAGCTGAGATTGCAGGTTGTGTTCCAACGCACATCTACAATCACGGGATAGTGATACTGATCGCCTGCAGTGGCATAGTCAAAACCAGGGTTTACATTGTTGTGCCATGCACGTTCTGAGTCGGCACCAAAACGTTCAGCTTTGACACAGTTGCTACAGTATTTGTGTGCCCGGCCGTGGGATAAATCTTGTCGAATTTCTGCCATCAGGTCACTGTTGAGTATTTGTTCAATACTCTGCGAGTTCAAGTTGCCCAGCAAGTTGGGATTGCCGGCGCAGCATGTTTTGACATCGCCTCTGGAGTTGATATGTAGGCCACGCCAAGGAGCAGCACAAAAGAAATTATCCATACACTAATTTATGCCAAAAAGCACTGTGGTGTCAATAAAGATTTATGGCGTTGTGTACAACATTACGTGTCCATGTAGACACTTCCACAAAGTAATTGCTGAGATTTTGAAACAGTTCTTTGTTTAAATCAACTGCGGCTCTGCTGTAACATGCTTCACCAAGCGTGTGATAGTAGGTCAGTGTGACGCCGTTGCGAACTGCGTATTCAGGAAACACACCAGATATAAACAAGCATTCGTCTGCCAATTCTTTGGCACTGCGACTGTTGTTTACTTGTAGATAGTTTTCTGTAAAACTGGGATCAGGGTACCATTGCGTTTTACGCATGTGGTCTGCCAGCATCATGATTGTGTACTGTGACAGCAACACAGGTATTTCGTACCCGGTTCTTTTTTCTGCTTCGTCTGCCAAGTTTCTAAATATCTCTACATAGTGGTCGTCGATCATAAAGATATTTATGGTTTGGTTATTTTACAACACCTTCTTTAAGCAGTCTGACTCTGTTGGCCATGTGCGCTTGTTGTACATCTGCTTTGGCTTGGCCGTGATAGGCAACTGCATGTCCTTCGTCGATCAATACAGCAGTGACTGGTCTCCAACTGTCAGTGGCGGCATCATACACATCAAAGTCGCCCAAGATACGACCAAACTTGCCTTTCATGTCTTCGCCACTTTTGTTTATTTGTGTTTTGAGTGTGCAAGTTTTTCCCAGCAATGATTTGAGTCTTGCTTTTGCAGCCAGACCAAATTTCTTTTCTTGTTTGTCTCTTGTTCTTGATTCAGGAGTATCAATGCCGTTGATTCTTACTCGTTCGTTGCTTAGTACTATGCCAAATCCCAGATCAATGTCAACATCAACTGTGTCACCATCAACAACTTTTATTATGTGTGCTCTATATTCGTACATGTTGATTCCTTATATG